AAGTCTGCGGCGACTATCGCGATCGCCGGGTGTTTCGTCAGACAAAGTAGCAGCCCGACCGTACTCTAACGCGCGTGCCCCTGACACGTGCCTATGCGCTGCTGACCGTCAAGGGTGTCGATCCCCAGCAACGCACGATCACGGGCATCGCGTCGACGCCGCAACCCGATCGCATGGGCGACGTCGTCGAACCGCTCGGTATCTCCTACAAAAATCCGCTCCCGCTGCTGCTGTACCACGACGCGAAAAAGCCGGTCGGGCACGTCACGTTCAAGAAACCGACGGCGGACGGGCTCGCCTTTACGGCGACGCTCCCGACCATCGGCGACCCCGGCCCCCTGCGCGATCGTGTCGAGGAAGCGTGGCAGAGCCTCAAGGCCGGGCTGCTGGCCGGCGTGTCGATCGGGTTTCGCTCGATCGAGGAAGCGTTCAACAAGGACACCGGCGGGTTTCGGTTCCTGAAAACCGAAGTCCTCGAGCTCTCGCTCGTCGCGATTCCGGCGAATGCCGACGCCACCATTCACACGGTGAAAGAACTCGACCTGGCCGCGTCTGGCCGTCATCCGTCCCGCGACAGGGACCCCCTGCCGATTGTGCGCGTCGACAAGGGCGCGCCTCACATGGAATCCAAAACGATCCAGGAACAGATCACGAGTTTCGAGACGAGCCGCGCCACCAAGCACGCGCGCATGACCGCGATCATGACCAAGTCGGCCGACGCCGGCGCGACGCTCGACCAGGCCGAGACCGACGAGTACGACGGCCTCGAGGCCGACCTCAAGGCGATCGACGCGCATCTCGTGCGTCTCAAGGCGCTCGAGGCGACCACGATTGCCAAGGCGACGCCGATCACCGCGAAGAATCCCGAGGAGGCCAGTCTGCAACGCAGCGGCGTGCCGATCATCTCGGTCAAGAGCAACCTGGCGCCCGCGACCGCATTCATCCGCTACGTGCAGGCGCTCGCCGTGTCGCGCGGCTCGACGCTGCAGGCGGTCGAGTACGCGAAACGCTGGCACGACTCGACGCCCGAAGTGGAACTCGTGCTCAAGGCCGCGGTCGCCGCCGGCACCACGACCGATGCGACCTGGGCCGGCCCCCTCGCCCCGATCACGCCGCTCACGACCGACTTCCTCGCGCTGCTGCGCCCCGCGACGATTCTCGGCAAGGTCGACACGTTTTTCCGCGTCCCGTTCAACGTCTCGGTCGCCAGTCAGACCGGCGGCGGGACGTATCAGTGGGTCGGCCAGGGCGCGCCCAAGCCGGTCGGCAAACTGCAGTTCGGCACGATCACGCTCACGATTCTCAAGTGCGCGGGGATCATCGTCATCACCGAGGAGCTCGCGCGCACGTCGACCCCGTCGGCCGAGGAAGTCATCCGGCGCGACATGGTCAACGGCATCGCGGCGTTCCTGGACACGGAGTTCATCGATCCGACCAAGGCCGCGGTCGCGGGCGTCTCGCCGGGCTCGGTGACCAATGGGGTCACGCCGATCACGACCGCCGGCACGTCGCCGGCCAACGCGCGCACGGACATCCAGGCGCTCGCCAACGCGATGACGGCGGCCCTGATTCCGACCGCCGGCGCGGTGCTGATCCTGTCGGAGACCAACGCGCTCGCGTTGACCAACGCGCTCAACCCGCTCGGCCAGCCGCTGTTCCCGGGCATGTCGCAGGGCGGCGGGATGATCATGGGCTACAAGGCGGTCGCCTCGCAGTCGGCCGGCAACACGGTCGCCCTCGTCCAGCCGAGCGCGATTCTCTACGCGGATGACGGCGGCGTGACGATTGACGTGTCGCGCGAGGCGTCGCTGCAGATGGATACCGCGCTCGACAATCCGCCGCTGGCGACGACGCTGCTGACCTCGCTCTGGCAGATGAACCTCGTCGGCCTGCGCGCCGAGCGATTCATCAATTGGAAAAAGGCGCGCGCCGGCGTCGTGCAGTACACGACCGCGACCTACACGGCGTGATCATGCGGGTCTCGATGACGGTCCTGCGCGACGGGTACTACGACGGGGCGTACCCGCGCGCGGGCGACACGATCACGGTCGAGGCTGGCCTCGTCGAGTCGCTCGAGGTCGCCGGCTTCGCGATGCGGTGCCCGGTCGACGCGCTGCCGCCGCGCGTCGCGCCGAGTGCCGCCACCGGGAGGAAACATGGCCGGTGACGCGATCGACGTCGTGGCGCAGGTCTACCACACCGAACACGGGACCGTGCATCGCGAAGGCGACACGTACGCCGTCACCGACCCCGCGCTCGCCGAAACGTTGCGCGGGATCGGGTTCGTCCGCATTGACGGCTGGGCCGAGACGCCGCCCGCCGATCCGCCGGTCCTGGCAACGCTGCTGCCGGCGAGTGTGGCGATCGGCGCGCCCTCCTTCACGCTGCACGTGCACGGGACGGGGTTCGTCGACGGCGCCGTGATCGTGTTCGCCGACCGCGACGAGCCGACCACGTGGGTGTCGGCGACCGAGGTCACCACCGGCGTCGACATGGCCGTCTGGCAGGGGCCCGACCCCGCCGTGCCGGTCCTGGTGCGGCACGCCGACGGCGCGCGCAGTAACACGCTGCTCTTCGCGTTCACCGCGACGAAAGGATCTCGTCATGGCGCAAGTCGGTGAGTCGCTCGACATGCTCGCGCGCGTCTATCACACGGAGAACGGGAACGTGCACGCCGAAGGCGAGCAGTACGCCGTGACCGATCGCGCCCTGGCCGAGACGTTGTACGGGATTGGGTTCGCGTCGCCGGTTGGCTGGTCACCGGATCTGCCGCCGGAGGATGCGCGCCGCGGCGACACCCGCCACGCCGTCGGCCGCCACGACCCCGGCCATCCCGATCATCCCGATCACCGCCGCTGATGGCGAGCGTCCGGCTGCACCTGTTCGGCCGCGGCCTCGAGCTCACCGCGAAAGCCCTGACGGCGCCCTATAGCCCGGGCGCGGTCACCGGCGGCGGGTGGGCGCCGCTCGTCGTCCGCGAACCCTACCCGGGCGCCTGGCAGGTCAACGTCGAGGCCCGCCGCGATCAGGTGCTGCAGTATGCGCCCGTGTTCGCGTGCGTCACCCTCATCGCCCAGGACATCGGGAAACTCACGCTGCGCCTGGTCGAAGAGAACGACGACGACATGTGGGAGGAGACGAGCTCGCCCGCGTTCTCGCCGGTGCTGCGCAAACCGAACCGCTACCAGACCACGACCAAATTCGTCGAGCAGTGGATCACCTCGAAACTGATGTGGGGCAACGCCTACATCCTGAAAGAACGCGACGCGCGCGGCGTGGTCGTGGCGCTCTACGTGCTCGATCCGCTGCGCGTCACGCCGTTGATTGCGCCCGACGGCGGCGTGTACTACCAACTGCAACACGACAACCTGTCGGGCAGCCTGGCGCTCGCGCGTGAACCCGCCGATAAGTTCATCCTGCCGGCGAGCGAAATCATTCACGACCGCATGGTCTGTTTGTTCCACCCGCTCGTGGGGATGTCGCCGATCTACGCGTGCGCGACGGCGGCGTTGCAAGGGCTCGCGATCCAGGCGACCTCGAGCGCGTTCTTCACCAATGGCAGCCGGCCCAGCGGCTTGATCACCGCGCCGGCCGGCATGACCCCCGACCAGCTCGCCCAGGCCAAAACCGATTGGGAAACGTTCAACGGCCCAGGCAACGCCGGCCGCGTCGCCGTCATCACGGCGGACATCAAGTACACGCAGCTCTCGATGAACGCGGTCGACGCGCAACTGATCCAGCAACTGGGCTGGACGGCCGGGACGATCTGCAGCGTGTTTCACGTGCCGTCGTTCCTGATTGGCGTCGGCGAACTCCCGCGCGGCGTGTCGCTCGAGTCGCTGTGGCAGATGTATCACTCGCTCTGTCTGCAGTCGTTGATCACGAACTTCGAGAATGCCCTCGACGAGGGCCTCGGCCTGACGCCCGCGACCGGCGGCACGCAGTACGGCACCGAGCTCGACATCGACGACCTGATTTGGATGGACAACTCGACCAAGACGAAGGCCGCGGCGGATGCGATCGGCGCGGGCGCCATGTCGCCGGATGAAGCGCGCGAGCGGTACTTCGGCCTCGGACCGGTCGAGGGCGGCGACACGCCGTACATGCAGCAGCAAATGTTTTCGCTGAAGGCGTTGGCGCAGCGCGACAAAAACGATCCCTTTAGCAAACCGGCACCGGCGCCGATGGCCGCGCCCGCGGGCGCCGGCCAGGTGGCGCCCGACCAGGTCGCGGCGAGCGTGCGGCATCTGCTCACCAAAGCCCTGGACGTGGCCGCATGACGCAGGACGAGATCGCCGCCATCGTCGACGGGATCGCGCCGGTCGTGCGCGACTACGTGAAAAGCGCGCTCGCCGAGGTGCACACGCGCGTGCAGGTGCTCGACGTCCAGCTCGCCGGCCTCGTCACCGCGACGACCGAGATCGGCACGATGCGCGAACGGCTCGCCACGCTCGAGACGCGGCCGCCGACGCCCGGCCCGCCCGGCCAGGACGGCGCCCCCGGACCGGCCGGCCAGGACGGCGCCGACGGGAAACC